AAATCAGGTGTAACTTCCATATCTGACATTTGGTTAATATCAATATTAAAAAGACGTGGCTTCTTAATATATGAAATCTTAACCGCATCAACACAAAAATCATCACCATAATAAACAAACAGCCTATCATCAACAAGTTCACTTATTGGATTAAGATGTCTATTTTTATTACCATAGAAGTTGTTTAAAGTAGCTCGAATATTTTCGGTAGCAATTAAATCATTTTCAGAAAACTTATTTCCTACATTTACGAACTCGTCATAAGTAGTATTATAAGTAATAACAGGAATGTCTGTATTATTAACTTTCAATGCAATTTCATCTTTTGCATTAGAAGTAATAATAATACAATCTTTATAATAACGACCAATCAGATTCTCCCAATAAACATTATATTCATTAGAAAGAGCTTGACGTAATCTATCACAAGTTAAACCTGCAATTTCATACAAATCAATCTTATCTGAATCACTATCATAAAGAGAAAGAATATCTGAAATATCAATCTCATTCCCATTAACAATAATTTGTCCATTAAATTCATCACCAGTTAAGGCAATTTTAGACAAATCCATTAGATGATAATATAAATTCTTAACTTCATCATCAGGATAGACCTCATGTAAATTCTCAACAAGTCGAGCTTTGCCATAAGTTAATCGAGAAGTAGAAGAAATAAGTTTTAGATAATCACCCGGAAGAATAACGAAAGCTCTATTTGGATAATCCGCATCTTGCTTATCACGTTTAAGTTTAAGCCACGGTGTTTCACGTTTTAATGATTGAATATCATCTACACGTTTTTTACTATCTTCAAGACCTTCGCCTTTATAATTAGTTTTCCTATTTGATTTAGTTTGTATATATTTAACGGCAGCTCGATTCAGCATCATATCAATAAACTGAGGAGCAATACTCCGATGTCTATTAGATGTTATCTGCTGTATTCGTTGCTCTATTTCGATATGTAACTCTTTTACCGTTTCATACATGACTAACCTTTCAAACTACGATACTTCGCATTCCACTCGGCAACAATACCTTTGTTGTTATCATTCGAGAAATACGAGATAGCATCATTAATATTATTACCAATAACATTTTCCGGATTAGAAGCATCGACAATGATAGAACTATTCGGAAGTTGTCGAATAATGTTCATCCAAAGATAAATAGTAATCTTGGCTTTCATCTCCAGATGTTTATCATCAACAATACTAATAAACTTCTGCGGGTCACTGTCAATAAGTTCAAGAAGAACAGATTGCTTATCATCGGCAGTCATTGCCATAAATTCCGAATAATCACCTACGCTACCTGTCGATACAACAACATTGTCGATAAGTGCGCTATTCGGATTATTAATAAGTTCTGTATATTTCTTGAGAGCATCAGTGCGAAGTTTCGTCCGAGCAGCTTTAAGTGCTTTACGCTCACTATCCGAAGTAAGATAAAATTGAATATTAACGCTCTTATTAATGTCTTCAACCTTATTAGCAACTTTGCTACTTAAAAGGCAATATCTCCAACTAATATAATCGGGAATATTAACAAAAGTAACATACTTATAAAGTTCCGTTTCATCAAGTTCCTTAATCCGTTTCAGAACAATAGCTTCAAGTTCCGAACCAGTTTCATTCTTAATCTTATCAGCTTTTTTAAGTTTACCAATAAGTTCGTCGATATTACTTTTCAGAGCAGGATTACCTAAATCTAAAACGTAAGATGTATCGAACTCTAAGCCATGAACAGGAATCTCAAGAAGAAAATCATTTAAGTATGTAGTGATTCGTTCTTGCCAAGAACTATCAATAGGAGATACACCAACAACAGTAGGAAGAAGAACTCGCATTTCCTCACTACGGCTCAACAATTCATTAACAGGACGAATAGCAGAACCAAGACGAAGAAAATCAGTTTTGAAAGCATCTTTATTCCGAAGTTCAAAAGAAGAAGGATTGTTCCTCCATTCAATACGAACTGAACGATTAACTTTAATCATATTTTTAACATTTTAAGTTATTCAATCTTTTATATGTTAATGAGTAGTAATAACCTTTCGATTATTACTACTCAAATTGGGTGTTTAGTTCAGAGCTAAATCAAGCCAGAACGAAGTAGTAGGATTATCAATATTGATACCCTGCGAACCAAGAACTTCATAAGAAGCAATATCCTTCGTATCCGACAGTTGAGTACCACTTGCAAGCCCCCACGAAGCAGGCAGTTCAGCCATACCTTTATAGACACCTACTTTATACTCACGACCCTCTTCACAAACAAACTTAATATTACGCTCACCATTCGAACCCATAGTATGGTCAAGGAATACAGCACTATAAGAAGTAATAGGCAGACCTTGATACATATTACCGGCTTCACGGTCACGACGAGCACGAATACCGTGGTCGAACATATCAACAATCTTGACAGTAAGAATCTTACCATTAAACATCTTATAACGGTTAAAATACTTACCATAAGACATCATCTCACCATCGCTCTTAATCTCGTTATCGCCAAGAGTTACAAAGTAATTCTTAAGACGAGCATCATAGTAGATAGCATCATTGAACATTCGTGCGAAACCTTTACCGCAATAAAGAACAAGTTCCTCAACGGTAGAATCAATACGATTGTCAAAGATACGAGTGATGATACGGTCGAAACGATTAAGTGTCAGAACAGAATACGTTTCATAATTACCAACGGCCTTAAGAATATCAAGAACACCAGCACCACGAGGAATTGCCTCACCAGTCTTCTCATCCTTTAAGTGGATAATACCATTCGAATCGCGGTTGTACTCCGAGAACCACAAGTCCTCTTCGAGCATCTCGCGTCGCATGATTTCCCACATCTTCATTTCGTAAGGCATCCACAGACTACGCTCACCGCCAGATGCAGTATCAAAGGCAATATTAACAACCTTATTACCCATGTTACCAGCAATCTCTTTCGAGAAACGGTAGTAACCATACTGGTTGGTTGCCTTGCTGAACGACTGGTTATTCGAGCGGTTTCCGTCAGACTTGCTACCCGGAATAGTCGAAGCACCTAATGCCCAAATAGCACCACTAATAAAGTCTTTTGCAACAGCATCAGCCGAAATAGGAGCACCCGACATATTGGTAAAACGATAAACGTATCCACCAGTCGAAGTAGCAATACCCTCATTCTGAATACGCCATTGCATACCCGAAGGAGCAATAGCCGTGTGCTGATAAATAAACCAATTATCTTCCATTTCAACCTCAACAGTTCCGTAAGGCTGAATAGCACTTTTATCAGATACCAGCTTTTTCAGACGAGAAGTAACACGCTGACGAGGAGCAATTTCCCAAGTATATTGAGTATCACCACCATTCAGCTTAACTTTTGTTGTAACAGCACCCTGACCCTCAGTAAGAGTAAGAAGAGGATACTTGTCACTATCCTTACCCCAAAGATAAGTAAGATTACGATTAAGTTTAACAGGGTCAATCAAATCAAAATTCAGAAGCATATTAGCATCTGTATATTGATTCGAGTCAAATTTTACAGTTCCAATTTCACGCATTGTAAATTAGATTTTTGGTTAAGTTATTATTATAAGGCAAGAACATTTGCTTTATTTAATAGGTAAAACAATTTTATCATCCTTTGCAATCTTTTGAACCTTAGGATTACCATTGTTTTTACCAGTCTTACTTGCTAATGAACGAAGACGTTTAACTTCTTTTTTAGCAAGTTCAGCTTTAATCAGTTGGTCAACTCCACCATCAAGATTCATAATAAATCGCATAGCCAATTCAGCAGGATTAGAAAGACGATTAATCTCATCAATCTGCGCTTGACTATAAACCATTCCATTAATCTCTTGAACAGGACGAGAGAAATAATCAAATAACTCTTGACGAGAAATAAGTTTCTCACCATCAGCTGTCTTAATTCTCAGACCTTCTTTCGGAAGAGCGTATTCTCCAATCTGACCTTTAACAACAATTAAATCATAAAGACTACCCGGTGCATTATGAACTTTGACAGTACCGTCATCTTCATATGAAACACCAAAGTATTTAATTTCCTTTTCAAGTTCAGCCTGCATTTCTTTGGCCTCACGTTCACGAATTGCTTTAATCTCACTCTCTTGAGTTTTACGCAACCAGTTAAGACTTTCAGTTGCATCGTCTTTAAGAGTGTTATTTGCTTTTGCAAACTCAACAATTCGTTTGGCACGTTCCGGAGAAGTACCTTTTTGAATTTCAGCTTTATAGATTAAATCAGCAAGTAAGTTATCATCATCTTTGATTTCAACTTTGCTATAATCTACATTTGCCGAATAACCTTCGATTGTACCGAACTTACTCTTATATTCAACAAGAGCTGCAATATCAGGATTGTTAGCTAAAAACTCGTTAAAACCTTTTGCAAAACCCTCTCGTTCACCAAGAGCTTTTACAGCAGCTTCACGTTTAGCAAAACCTTCAACCGTAGGTTCAAATTTAACAGGTTCACCTTTCTCATCTTTAATAACAATGCCACTGGCTTTTGAAATAGCTTCGATATAATCACCGTCTAATTCATTAGCACCTTCATCAGACATTGCATCAATCTGTTCTTTTGTGAACTTAATTTCACCGTTATTATCTACGGCGTTTCCGTTATCATCAAGTGTGTAAAGAGTACCATCAATTTCTACTTGTTCCGGTTCAGTTTCTTCTTCACCATTACCAGTAGAACCACCCTTTTCACCTTCTTCCTCAGCTTTTTTACGAGCAGCTTCTTCTTCAGCTTTACGTCGTTCTTCAGCTTCTTGAGCTTCTTTAGCTTCCTTAGCTTTACGTTCTTCTAATTCTTTACGAAGACGTTCTTGTTTTTGCTCCTGAGTTTCATCATCAGGTATAACAACTTTTTCAACAGCCATATTAGTATTTATTTATAGTTGAATATTATTACATGAACAAAGATATACTATATATAATATATTATCAATAATTATAGTAGTATTATCTTGCAGGTTCTCTTGCTCGCCGTCGATAATTCTCGGTCATCATTGCTTTAATTCTTTTTGTAATTTTATTCTATTAACATCAGAAGCAGTGTAACCAGATTGAGCAGCCATAGCTTCATCTTTATCTATATTACCATTTCCATTGGTATCGACTTTAAGTCGCATATTCCAAATCTCTTTTTCACCTTCTTGTTTAAGAATCTCAAGATTAACATCATGTTCTCTATCAAGAGCATTTTGTTGAGCTTCAAATTCTTGTTTAGCTGCTTCACGCTGACTAACAATTTGTTCAACTTCTGCTTGAGCTTGTTGTTGAACTTGTTGCATTTGAAGTTCATAATCTCGACGAGCTTGAATAGCTTTCTTAATATTCTTAGCAATAGAAGTAATATTATTGTTTTCAATAGCTTCAATAGCAACTTCCAGTTGGTCATTCTGACCTGCACTAAATGCAAGTTCTTTCATCATGTTCAGCTTATTCTGAACATCGGCATTATTACGAATATAAATTCCAATATTACCAGAGAAATCAGAAGAACCATCAATATCAACTACAACAATTTTATTAGTCGTCGGGTCTACATAAGAACCTCGTTTACCATTAATCCAAGCAAACTTACTATAATCAATATTTGCAACATAATCACGTTCACGGAAGAGATTAAAACATTCAAGACTCCAAACACTTCCGGTCATTGCTTGAGAATAATTCGATTCATTAACAGCCTTACCTGCATAATCTTTAGCATCACCAAAGCGAGCATTATTCATATTAGCTGCTTCCCAAGCTTCTGCTTTCAAACCTTGTTTAAGATTATCAAGCATTTGAATATAATTCGTAATAGCACTTGTAGCTACTTCTCGAATAGATTGTAAAGCATTAGGTTGTGCATCAGAATCATCAAACGGTAAGAAACTATCTTTATTCGCAACAGCAAGACGTTCTTCGGTAGTCATATCGCTACTATCAGCGAGAATACTTTCAGGGAATAATAACCAAGACTTAAACTTAGCTACTGCACGTTCTTGTTGTAAAGTATAAATACGATAAAGAGCAAGATAAGGTAAAACACGGAAAGGAATAGGATTACGAAGATTATCTTTATGTAAACCTACAATACCATTATAGGGTAATTTACAATCACTATAATTGTTAAATCTTTCACGTTGAACTTCGATAGGTCGCGGCTTAATATAAATACCACTATGACAACCACCGATACGCCAACCTTCCCAAACTTGATTTATCCATTCCCATTCAATTTCAATATCACCAGCAGAAGCATCAAATTCATAATCTTCGTCTACAACACTTTCAACGATATTTCCTAATAAATCTCGATGTTTAAGAATACCTTGCTTAATTTCAGTTTTCCAAACATAATGATAAATATCAATTTCTTTACCATATAATCGAGCTTCACTACGAAGTGCTTCCGCGTTAGTATGTAAGATAGCTTTACGTTCAGCAAAATCTGTTTTATTGAAGATTTGAACTATGCCATCAGGGGCATCATATTTAGGAGATACAGTATAAATATCTTTAAGATAATTCATTTCTGCATCTGTAAGTTCATCACGAAATCTATCAATAATTTGAGGAATAGTCATTCGATAAACACGAAGTCCTGCATCATCATCTTCGATATATCGTTGACCACTTTCAATACGATAATATTCGAGAGGAGATATTACTTGAAGATAAACATCACCTTTATAAACTTCTCGATAAGTATAAACCTCTTCACAAGCCCACCAATAGAAATAGCATTGTTGATACTTGTCTTTCGCTTCAACAATAGTATTGATAAGTTCAAGACGTTTTTGAGTTGTAATAGTTACATCATCAATCCAATCGTTAAGAACTTCCTCAATAATATCGTTAAGTTCACCTTGCTTAATTGTCTTTTGACCAGTATTAAATCCTGCCTCATTAAGACGATTAATAATTTCTTGATTACAATAAGCCATTACTTTATCAGCAAGAACTTTATTGCGAGCAAGAGTTACAGAAGGGTCATTATTAAATACTTGATAATTAGAGAACATATTAATAAATTCTCCCATATATCGTTCTTTAATAGGAGTAAGAAAATCTACATCACGTATCTCACCATACATTACAGCTTTCTCACCAACCTTATCAATATAATTCCGAAGAACATATTCATAAGTCTTAGGGTCTACTAAACCATTAGCAGCATCGAGAAATTTCTGTGTAACAGTTTTATCATTCTGACCAATAGCAAGATTAATCCAATAGTTACAATTAGGAATGTACCAAGCTTTCGTTTGTTTTGTAGCAGTACTTGCACGCTGGTCAGGCATAACAAGTGGAGTTGCTCTTAAATCACGTTCACTCATTTTAGGAATCTATTAACTTTACGACCAGTGTTATTAGTTTTACTTTTCGAATTAGCTTCTCGTTCAAGTAAAAGGGAATCTTTACGAAATTCAAACATTGCAACGATAGCCGAACTTAATCGGTCTGCATTACGCCCAAATATAAATCTATCCAACTCTAATAAGAAACTTATATCATAAATTTGATTAAATCTATATATTGGTGTATCGTCGGACGTTTTTCCGACAATTTCGTATAAGAAATCCCGCACCATGCGCATACCCTCTAACTTAATATCGCCATCACCAATTACAATACCATAACCAGTAATACGAGGGCCATCAACACTTCGATTAATATAACTACTTGGGTCTTTCAACAATTTATCTCTATAACCCCATTTCTTGAAATTAGTAACAAGTTCACCAGTACCAGCTTCATAAAGAACTTTACAATTCCAACGTAAACAAGCATAAAGAACAAGTTTATCGACAGCTTCCATAGTATCAAGACGACCACAATAAGAAGCAACAAGTCGTTTACCCATGTAAGGAGTTTTACTGTTAGTACGCATCCATACTTGAAAACTTGCAAGTGAATTTTTTGTACTAACTTCTTCTTTATTTTTATCTACACGATAGGGGTCATAAGAAATAAAATAAAGACTACCATCATTCGGAATAGGAGAATAGAACTCTCTTATACAACCATGAACATCAGTCTTTGAATTATGAGGTACATCAGTTATATATTCATGGAATCTATCGGAACCAAATATAGCTCGTTCAATACATTCCTGTTTAGTAACAAATCTAACACGTCCATCATCAAGTATATACCAACCATCTTCATAAAAATGATTAGACTTATCATATTTAATAGCATTAATATGATTAGTAAGTTCCGGACTGTGAAAAATGTTCTCTTGTGTGTTCGTAAATGCCTCATTAGGACTATTAGCACGTTGGCCTACATAAATATTATATTCACCAGCATCTTTCTCTTTTTCTGCACCACGTTTCTTGTCATAATCATCCTTCCAAGAAGCAAACAGTAAAGAATTACCATCTTCTATAAAAGGTTCATAATCCCATATCTGCGGAAAAAAGAAACCACAAACAGTATGTCTACTATTAGCATCCCAGATATTTTCCATAGGAAGCATATCATTCTTTCCGGGATTATAAAAACAATTACTAAAAGCTTCCCAGTTAGCACCTTTTGTACCACCCGTACCATACACACGAATAGTACCAATTCGCATTGCACCTGATTCACTATTAGACATCATAACGTCTAATGCCTTTTGAAGATTAGGACAGTTATGAGTAATAGTAAAATCTTCTAATAATACAAGATTATCACCATCTACTTCAAATCCATAATATTTACCTCGACCAATAGGTTTAATATCAAATCGAGTTTCCAATACATTCTTTTGTAATGAAATATAATTTTCTGCTTTTTTACGATTTATTTTAGTAGGAATTAAATGACAACCAGATAAAATAAAAATTCTATAATAAGTAACACCTCTTATAATCTTTTCTGAAACAGTGGTTTTCAATCCAAGACTTCTACAAATATAAACAATATCATAAACAATTGCAGGGTCTTTTTGAGCTATTTCAAAATTATGTTTTTTAGAATCATAAGAACCATCAGTGTCAATAATACCAGCTAAAAATTCTAATCTACTTTGTTTATCAGTATAAATGTACTCTTTTGGAATATATTTATTATGAAGAACTCCCATATTAAAAAGTTCTTGTCTAAACCAATTATCCGAAGCATCTTCACATTTTACTAATGTAATTCTTTTAGCATTAGAATTAGTATCTGCAATCGAATAATCAAGATTATTATTTTTTGAATATTCTTTTAAATAATCAATTACTTCACTATCTTCATTGGTAAATCTACATGTATCTTTATCTTCATCACCAATCCATAATCCAAAAACATAAGGTTCAATTTTAACATTCTTTTTATCAAAATCAATACATGTTTTTATAAGAGCATGATTATCTTTCCAGCGAGGATGTTCTTTAATCATATTTATATAATCTGGAGCAGTCATAGTAATCGGTTTACATATATTACCATAACTTTTCCTATAAATCATATAAATGTCATGCTTACTATTTACAACATGAGATTCACCATTTAAAGGAGTAACTTCGTATAAATCATCTTCACCATTTATAGTAGCTAATACTGTACGAGGATTTCCGTCAGGTCCCATAAGTTTATCACCTACTTTAATATCTTGAATAAATTTAATTTGTCCATCAGACATTATAAAACCAGTATTTTCCCCAAAACATTTACCTGCTTCCTCAAAATCAGTTTCAATAGCTTTCTTACCTACTGCGGCACTTTCATTTTTACCAATAGCAACACTTAAAAGTTTACTACGAAATCCGAAAGCCTTTTGACCTTCTTTTGATTTCTTATATCCAAGTTCAATACCTTTATCAAAGTTCTCACTTAAATAACCTCTTCGCCAATAAGTTTTATCTTCATACCAATCAAGATTAACTTTAACCATATAAGATGTAGCACCTTTTTCAGTTAAATAAACCATTTGGTCGGCAGCAAGTGTAACAGTTACATTCTTATTTGCGTTGATAGTATTAGCTGCTTGACTACCACGTTTATATGAAAAACCTTTACGACGAGCTTTTGCCTTACATAAGTTACAACTATTATTAGCAATTAGCTCGTCAATCTTAAAGTTCCAATAATCTCCATCCCAAAATCGAGGAAAGCCTTCAACAGTATTAACCTTAAATCTTCCCTCTTTATCTAACTGTTTACGTTCCTTTTCATTAGGAGCACGTTCGATACGACCATAGTTGAGATAATTATAATGGTCGCCAGTTATACGAACTTTATGAAGTAAAGCCTTACGTTCAGCATCAGATTTAGCTGCTAAATAAGCAGGAATATCTTTAATGTATAATTTACAATATGCTTGAACACCTTTAACTCGTCTATCCATTTCACGTTGCCAAAACTTTATGGCATTAGGACTATCATCTGGTTCAAGACAATAACACCCATGTTTTTCATAAAAGTCTGCAACACGACTAAATATTTCAGTACCTACGAAAATAAAGTCTATCTTCATAAGTACACCACCACTTTCACCTATAAGAAAATCGTTATCTCTGTCAATCCAAGGTTTACCAGTAAAACGACAAATACTTGAAGATAAAGGTTTGTAACTTTCTTTATCTTCAAGTATGTAATCTATAAACGGACTTCGACCAGTTTCATAACCATAACGATTGTCTTTACGATAATGTTTCTGTTTCGTTAGGAGCATTAGATGCTCTATCATTTGTTCCGTCATAGCTATCTCTGTATTCAGCTCCACCACGAATTGTCGTTACACCTTTTTCAATCTTATCCCACTCATCATTAAGTTCAGTAAGACTTTCAACTCGCGCAGGAATTTCATTAGCAATTTTAATAATCTGTTTAAGAGTATCTTCACAAAGAGCTAAATCTTTCATTTCAAGTTCTTTCGACATTAAATCTTCTATACCATCAGTTAATGTACGAACTAACTTACTTGAAAGATTTAAAGATTTAATAGTAGAATTAATTAAATCTTCAACAGCTGTAATATTAAGATTTGATTTTACAAATTCAATAGCAGATAAAACAACTTTATCCGGTAGATAAGATTCATCCAAACCGGCATTAGACTTAGCATAAGCATAAGCTTCTTTTTTAGTAAGTCCTGCTTTCGTTACATAACCTTTTCTATCGGATAAATATAGTATAAATCTAAATTCTTTTTCTGCAAAAGATTTATCTTTACTATCATCACGAGCATATATCTGTTGAAGTAAAGGATATTGAAGTATTTCTTCTACATCAAGAATTAGTTTATCATTTTCTATCTTAAATCCATGTACCATACATTATTTTATTTCAGCAATACCTTCTTTGATAAAAGGTGCATTACTATCTGCATCAGAAAACTTATTATGTTTGAACTCTTCTAATCTAATCCAATCAGCAGTACGAAGAAATTCAAATATCATATTTCCCATATTTTGAACAAACTTTTCATTTTCACTTAATTCTAATTCACCAATACTACTAAGCATTTGATGAACAAGTTCATGAAAATATGTATTCTGCATTTGTGTATTAGAAATCTCAATTCCATAATCTAATGATTGTAATTGAATTACACCATTAGCAATAGAAGATTTACCTAAATTTCCAGCGTTTTGTTTATTCTCTGTAATAACAGTTAGAATATCAACACCAGCTAATACACAACTCTTAGGAATATAATTTTTAATTTTACTCATCGACTTGACACAAATATTAATACAGCGTTCAAAGCAATAGAACCAGCTGCAATCCAACCATTTCTACGTTTCTTTTTTCGTTCAACTAAATATCTTTCTTGATAATCAATTAGTTTACTATTGAGTGAATCAAGGCCACCAAAAGAAACAACCAAAAGACTATCACGAATAGCAATATGATAAGACTGGAAGGATATAACGCTATCTTGTACCTTTTGAATTTCACTGGCAGTAAGATAAAGTTTTTCATACTTTTCACCTTCAAGAAGTTTTATAGCTAACTTACGAGTTTCTTTCGGAGTAAAAACAATAACTGTATCGCCATTAATCTTGTATCTTTTTTGCGATATAGCGGAGAACGGAATCATCACTAATGATATTACTATCATTAAAATCACTTTCAGCTTTCTCATAAATAGTAATAGTTTTTTGTTCAATTCCTCTAAGACTATCAATAACAAATTGTTGTTCATTAATAATCTTATCATATTTCTTAATGAAACTATTAAGACTATCTCTTAAAGATTTAATAGTTTCATCATGTCTTTCAATACCTAAAAACTTACGATTAACATATCTACCAAAATAAGTAGCTCCAATACCAATCGCAAGAATCAAAACAATGTAAAATATATATCGAATAGTATCTTTCATAGCTTACAAATCTAAATCCATTTCATTAATAAGAACATAAGATTGAGTTCCTTTACCAATCGCCTTATCAAATAAAGGAATAATAACATCATTCCATTGATTCACATCTTTGATAACTTGACAACCAGCAGAATAAAGACCAATCTCATCACTTACTTTCCAGCTTGACGCCCTATGTAAATTAATACCAAACATACCAAAGTCAGTATTATCGGTAATATCAATTTTGTCATCTCGGTTATTGTCACGAATTACTTGACAAGGATTAGCTTGAACAAGCGCTTTATATTGTCCTTTATGTTTACCTATTTTCCAAAGAGCTTTGTGTACACCTTCTCGAAGAACTGCACAACCTTTATCATTAACAGGAGTTTCAAGATTTAGATTACTTGGGTCAGTAGTAGCTTCAAAAACCATACATTCCCATATATTAAAATCTCGTTCATAAAACATTACAATAACATCATTATAATGTTTAGTACAACTACTTTTAGAACGAATACCCCAAATATTAAGATTAATAGGATAACTATCATTTTTCCTAAATATAGGATATTCTAAATCTTTCGCAATTCCAATAAGTCTATTTGGTAAATCATTCACACCAATAAGTTTATTAAATAATGCGTTATATTTTGATTCCTTAGTTGCTTTCATATTTGTAATACTTTTTGTAACTTGTGTGGGCCTCG